GGCATCCTTTTTACCTGATCGCATATACAGCAACTTTCTTGCCCGTCCACTGACAAACCTTTTTACCAACAGGCTCAACCATCCCTTTGAGTGACATTTCTGTAAGTCTGGGCGCGGCGAAATTCCGTTCGTTAGTGGGAATATAGCCTTTGCGGAACATTTCGTTTGCTACTTCCTTGGCTGTAAGTTCTTTTCCGTCAAGGCACTCCAATATCTCGCGGTATCTCTTCTTTTTGTCCACCTTTTCGTGTGACTCGCCTCTTGTTTCATAGGTGGTATACTCACCGGGATTTCTTCTTTCGATTTCGCTCATAAAATCTCCTTAATCCTGTTCCGTTTCGTCAACTTCCAAGGTAAAAAAATATGTTGTTATTTCGTCATCTGAAATATGGAGTTGTTTAGCCCATTTGAGAATTGTGACCTGATTAAGAAAGGTCTTATGATTAAGATAGTTAGATACGAAAGCCCTCGACTGTCCAACGGCTTCAGCAAACTTGTCGATAGTTCCAAAAACTTCAATGATCCTGCCTCTTAATTTGGCAACTGAAAGATTCATTCGTTTGTGTTCTCCTTTCCGTTCTATTTCGTCAACCGACTTCTTAATAATAAAGCCTTTGTTCCGTTTTGTCAACGGTTTTTTACAATTTTTTTTCTAAATATTCTATTTTGTAAACTGTTATGGTAAAATAAAAGAAAAGAAAGGAGGGTTTTACTATGAAAATAGCAAGTTCTCAATCACGCATTAAAGAATTATTGGATATTTCAGGAGATAATCAAGCCGATATGGTTCGCAAAACAGGAATTGAAAAGTCTGCTATTTCTAATTATATAAATGGACGGCGTGAAGCGAGACAAGATAAACTTATCCTGATTGCAAACGCATACAACGTAAATCCCAGTTGGTTAATGGGACTTGATGTAAATATGTATAACGATTCCCACATAACTTCACACCAAAAAAGAGCCAAGTCATTAGAATGTACTCCCGAAGAAGAAGAGATAATCTATGCGTATCGCAAGGCCGATGAAGTGGACAAGAATAGTGTCCGAAAGATTTTAAATGTTAGTATCGGGGAAAAAGAGAGTGTCGTATCATAAAATTTAGGAGATAATCTATGAATATTGAGAAACTATCTTCCGGCAATTATCGTGTTCGTCAGACTGTAAAAGGAAAAATTTATAGGGTTACTGTCGATCATAAGCCTTCTGAAAAAGAAGCTCATTTGCTTATTGCTGACGCTATGGCAAAAAAGGGTGTGGTAACAACTACTGATATACCCTTTAAATTGGCTTATAAAGCATACATAGAATCAAAAGCCGATATACTTTCCCCCACCACTATTGCATCGGGCTACAATTCGATTGTACGGCAAATCAGTGAGGGATTTATGAATACTCCTATCAGTATGATTACAAAACCTATGGTGCAAGCTGAAGTTAATCGCTATTCTGTCACCCGTTCTCCCAAATCAACTGACAATTTTTCAGGACTTATCATATCTGTATTAAAATACTTTGGAAATGAAATCAGAGGAATAAAGCGCCCACAGCACACTCCTGTTGATGTTTACATACCTACGGAAGAAGAAGTCCATGCCGTTTATGAAGCTCTTAAGCCGACAAAATACTACGTTCCTGTGTTATTGTCGGGGAGTGGATTAAGAAGAAGTGAAATTTGCGCCCTTGAAGATAGTGACCTGGATGGGTGCATATTAACAATAAATAAGGCGTTAGTTCAGAACGACAAGAAAGAATGGGTTGTTAAGACTACCAAAACGGAATCTTCCACCAGAAAAATCGTATTAGATGATAAATTAGTAGAAATTATACATGAACGGGGTTTGTCGTATGTCGGACACCCGGAAATGATAAATAGGAATCTTATAAAGGTTCAAAAGGAACTCGGTATACCACACTTCTCGTTACATAAAATGCGTCATTTCTACGCATCGTATTTAATTTCTATCGGCACCGCGCCGAAAATCGTTCAAAAAGCGGGCGGATGGAAAACGGATCACATTATGAAAACAGTCTACACTCATGCTATGAATGTCGAAAAAGAGCAGGCCGCTATTGCATCTGCTCTTGGTAAGTTAATATGAACAGATGTTCTTTTTTCGTGGCATTTCGTGGCAAATTTTTATATCATTTTGGCAAATATTTATTAGTTTGGCGAATATTTTAAGAAAATCAAAAACCCTTGAAACACCGCAAATTCACTGCATTTAACGATATTTCAAGGGTTTAAAGAAAAGTGGAGTAGACGGGAGTCGAACAATACTACTAATATGCTAAACCCCTTGTTTTTTCCACATTTCAATTTTTTTGTGGCATTTTGTGGCATTTTTCAAAGAAAAAGATAGGTATATTTCAACCTATCTTTTCCTTATAGTATTACATCTGCTCTAACTTTCTACGGATTGACTCTCTTTCCTGTTCGTGTATTTATACGGGATATTCTTTAATTTGCCTGTTGAGAGTAACTCTTTTACATCTATCGGAACCCCGGCTTTCTTCATCCTCTCGTATCTGCCGTGAACGCGATCATAAGGAATACCTAAATCCTCACACCATTCTGGAAGAGATTTCATCGTGCCGTTTATCTCAATCATCACATTCCTACGGGTATTTCTCGCCTGTTCTTTTGGGGTAGCCCAACGGCAGTTCGATGGCTCGTAGTTTCCGTTCGTATTTTTTCTGTCAATAGAAAGTCCGTCTTTGTAGCCGTTCTCCATAGCCCACTTGTAGAATGAGTCGTAATTATTTTTCCATTCCTCACATACAGATATTCCTCTACCACCGTACATAGGGTAGGATGACGTCTTTTCTTTATAGCAGCGTTCTCTCATGCCTTTCCAAACCCTATATAGTTTTGGGTTAAGATTTTTTGCTGTTTTTGCCCTATTCTTATAAATATTACACCCACAGGACTTTGTAAAACCTTTCTTTAAGTTTTGCCCGTACACTATACATTCTTTTCCACAGTCGCATGCACAGAACCACCTTGCTCTTCCATTGATGCTATCTGCTCTTTTTATCACTGTCAGCATACCATATTTATTGCCAATTAAATCATTGCACTTCATGTTGTATCTCCTTTCAAACATTCGTTCTGATTTAATTATATACTTGTGTATGTATATTGTCAATACTTGTGTAAGTGTATTTTATATGGTATTATGTTTTTATAAAATCTATCTAAAGGAGAAATGAGATATGTCGTTGTCAGAAGCCCAGAAAAGAGCCAATGAAAAGTGGAATAAGGAAAATATTGACCGAATACAATTAGTAGTTAGAAAGGGGCAAAAACAGGCTATAAAAAGCCTTGCTGATGCTCATAATGAGTCGTTAAACGCATATATAGTAAACGCTGTCAAAGATCGTGCAAAAAACGATGGTGTAAATCTTTAAACCTTATTATAAGCAGAAAGGCATCCAATACGGGTGCCTTTTTATTTGTTATTCCTTTGGTACACCGTACCACTTTTGGAACACCTACTTCTGAGACTTATTGTAGCCGATATTGCTGATTCCAAGAATAGCGCCAAGGAAGCAGTTAATAGCCACGATTGTAGAACTGATTTCCTCACCATACGGCAAACTCCAAATCTGAAATACTGTCCTTACCAGAATTGCAAGCGCCGGAAGAAAAAACATTGCCAACCACTTCAAAACATCATAAACCTTGCTGTTAAGTACGAACATCATTTTTACCTCCTATTTATATACTTGTCTTATTAAAATAAGTTTCTTAATGAGTTCTGCTACCCATTCATCAACTTGTTTTTCAAATTTTGGTGTCCGATACTCCGGGGTAACATCATACCCATATATCAGAGATTTAATTTTTGCCTGTTTGATTGAGATGTAATCGCTGTCAAGGCTCATGTGGTTAAAGGTTATCCAGTCAACAACCTCCGAATAAACAACCTCTAAAATATACTTGGTAAAATACCCATTGTACCGATCATCAACAGGGTGTGCCGGATGTATGTAAGAATATAATCCCGACACATAGGTATGCGCCCATTCTACTTGTTGCCTGATTATGTCTCTTTCCTTCGCATCTGCTCCAAGTCTTAATTTGCCCGTATTAAAGGATAAAAGGCCTTTGCGTAAAAAAATAACGCCTATGATTAACACTGTCAGCAGAAAAAGGACAATGAACCAAGCGTTACTGCTCGTAAATATAGATGATATTGCTTCCCACATTTTATTTGTTTCCTCATTTCATAAGTTCTGTCCA